AAAAAGGGCGACCAATGACTCCCACATCCAAATTAGAAGCAATTAACACTTTACTGGCAACGATTGGTGAATCCCCTGTTAACTCCTTGAACTCAGGGTTAGTTGAAGCGAGTTCAGCCGAGCAGACATTAAACAATGTAAGCCGAGATTTTCAAACTCAAGGGTGGTCTTTTAACACAGAGCTAACCTTTGATCTTTCACCAGATGCTTCAGATATGTTGACACTTCCTGCTAACTGTTTACACGTAGACACAATACAAACCCGTATGTCTGCAACATCTGATCTAGTGCAGCGCGGTAATAAAATGTATGACCGTGTAAAAAATACATACGCTATAGGTACAGCCGTTAAAGTAAATATGGTGGTTCTTTTAGAATTTGAAGAAATGCCTGAATCCGCAAGGCGTTATGTAGCTATTAAAGCAGCACGCATCCTACAAGATCGCGTACTAGGGTCTGACTCACTACATTCTTACAACATGCAAGATGAAATGGTGGCTTGGAGCAACGTATTGCAACAAGAGTCTGAAGTACAAGACTTAAATATATTTGACAACTATGAGACTAATTACATAGCTCATTATTATAGGTAATTAATTATGTCGCTAGTATCAGGTTCAATACCTAACCTACTTAACGGAATCTCACAGCAACCCGCAAGCCTACGTCACGAAAGCCAAGCACAACTACAAGAAAACGGATTATCTTCTGTGACAAGAGGTTTGGAAAAAAGACCTTGTACTGAACATATCGCTAAGTTATCTAATAGTTTGGCAGGTACTACCGCATTTATACACCCAATAAAATATTCTAGCACCGAGGACTACACAGCCGTATTTTCCTCCACAGGAATTAAGGTTTTTGACCAAGCAGGTGTAGAGAAAGCTGTTAAAGATTCGGCAGGTAACACTATTACCAGCCTACCAACTTATTTAACTGGACTGACTGATTTCAATGCAAATGTCAGTGCAGTGTCTGTGGGTGACACCACTTTTGTAGTTAACAAGAACAAGGTTGTACTACAGGATACGTTTACATCCACAGCAAGACCTAAAGAAGCTATGTTCTACGTGAGACAAGCAGACTATGGATTAACATACACAATTAAAGTGGGTTCTGTTACTTCCACATACACAACTCCCGATGGTTCATCTACTGCACATGCTGCACAAATAGGTACAGACTATATAGCAAACCAGTTATTTACCAACTTATCGCTTGCCAGTGGATTTGTAAAAGAGCAGATAGGCTCAGTAGTTTATGTAGCAAACCCTTCAACTGACTTTACCGTGTTCTCTAGTGATGGAGCAGGTGACAGGTTTCTATATTCGTTTAAAGGACAGACGATTGATTTTAAGAATTTACCGCGCAAGGGTAAGGTAGGCTTTAAGATTAAGGTTGCTGGCTCTAACGAAAAGAAACAAGACGATCATTACGTACATTTAACCCAAGGTGACTCTACGAACAATGAGTTAATTTGGAAAGAAACTGTAGGTGAGTTAGGTATAGATGGTGCATTAATTAAGAACCGTCTTAATAAGCTCACGATGCCCCACCAGCTACGCAAAGAGATAAACGGAACATTCACATTTTCACCATTAACTTGGGACGACAGAACGGCAGGGGACGAAGAAACTAACCCTGTCTCTTCTTTTGTTGGATACAAAATTAACGATATATTCTTTCACCGTAACCGCCTAGGTTTTCTTGCTGATGAAAACGTAATCTTTAGCGAAGCGGGAGAGTTCTATAACTTCTTTCCAAAGACCGTTCTAACGAGTCTCGACTCTAACCCGATTGATGTGGCTGTATCTAACAATCAAATCTCGATACTGAAACACGCGATTCCATTTAATGAATCCTTGTTAATTTTCTCTGACTTAACGCAGTTTATGTTGTCGGCTAGTGACTTACTCACGCCCGACTCTGTTCATATTGATGTGTCTACAAACTTTGAAGCAGACCTTACAGCCAAGCCCGTAGGTGCAGGTAAATACGTGTTCTTTAGTTTTGCTAAAGGCAAGTGGTCAGGTGTTCGTGAGTATTATGTGGACTCTTCTTCAGAGACTAATGACGCTGCTGATATATCTGCGCACGTTCCTAACTATTTAGAAGGGACTATAAGAAACCTAACTGCCTCTTCTAACGAAGATATGCTTTTAGCGTTAACGAAAGATAAACCTAACTCAGTGTTTGTTTATCGTTACTTCTGGCGTGGTGATGAAAAGCTACAGTCGGCTTGGTCAGAGTGGAAGTTTTCAGGTGCTGTACGTTCAGTAGCATTTAATGGCTCAGTTATTAAATTGGTCATGGAATACTCGGATGGTATTTACCTAGAGAGCCTTAGTTTGGCAAACGATTCTGCCAGTGCTGATATGGTCTATACAAGCTCCTTATCTAACTACTCAGGTGGCGCAGTTCTACTCGACAGACGCTACAAGATCGCAAATGCAAACTTACTGTATTCAGACGCTACGAGAATCTTTGTGAACAACGTGGGTTCTCCGCGAACACAGTCACAAGCTTTAGCAGACTTTGCTGGTGGTAAGGTTATCTACACAGGTATTCCGTACACATTTAAGTATAAGTTTAGCGAAATAGTCCTAAAACAAGACAATAAAGCAGTAACAACAAATAACCTTCAAATACGAAACTTTAACATTGTGTACAACACTACGGCTTACTTCAAAGTTACGACAGAACCTACAGCAAGACCAAGTGCTGTAAGAGAGTTCAACGGTAGGATTATAGGAAATTTATATAACCTACTAGGCCAAGCTAACTTAGCAGAAGGTACTTACCGTGTGCCTATTCACACAAACTCTCGGTACGCTAACGTGACCATTTCTTCCGACAGCTACCTACCTTGTGTATTCCAAAGTGCAGAGTATGAAGGTTTCCTAACACAACGAACTTCAAGGATTTAATACTTATGGCCCATTATCGAGAGGCTACCCGACAAGATGTTGAAGAACTTTCAGAAAAAATGAGAAAGGCAGATGCAGAAGAAGTAATGGCCTCTAGTGGGTTAACACCTATACAAGCACTTACAAAAGGATTTGAGTTATCTAAAGGGCTTTCAATTATTCACAAAGATGAACTCATAGGTATGTTTGGAGTTGCAGAAGTTGGAGAGGACATTGGTTCCCCTTGGATGCTCGGCTCAGACAAAATACCTGAGATTAAAAAAGACCTTTTAACACAAGCTCTTGATTGGGTCATAAGAACTAACAAAGAGTATCCCCTACTCGTTAACTATGTAGATGTACGCAACAAGGTAGCTATTAGATGGTTAAAGTTTTTAGGCTTTAGCTTTGTAAGAAAAATACCTTATTACGGAGTAGGGCGTGTACCTTTCTACGAATTTGTAAGGATTGATTCTAATGTGTGACCCCGCAACAATTATAGGAGCTATGACTTCTATTGCCGCAGCAGGTGAGAAACAAGACGCAGCAAGACGAAACGAAAAATCTGCTAACGCTGCCTACTTAAGTGATGCTCGGCAGTTAAATTTAAGGCAGAGGCAGGAAGAAGAAGCTGAAGTGCAACGTGCGCAAGAAGCTGATATTCAAAATATGAAAGACATAGCTACAGCTAGAACAGCTTCGGGTGAGTCTGGTGTATCGGGGTTATCTGTGGATGCCTTAATGACCGACATATTACGTCAGAACTTATTTGACGATACCAAAGCCTCAAGCAACCTCGATGCTACTAAAGCTCAAATAGCAGAGCAGAAAGAAGGTGCTAAAGCGGGGCGACAGTCTCGTATTAACTCAGTGCCTTATCCAACCTTTGCAGCAACCGCCCTACAAATTGGTGGAGGCTTGGCTGAAGGTGGTTATTTTGACAAGACCCCATACAAAACAAAGAACCTCTCCGTTTCAAATAGAAGCGGTATGAGGTAATTAAAACATAAGGAGTTCGCTGTGGCGAAACAACGTGTCCAAACCCAGTATGCAGCTAATCAAGTGCGCTTGACTCCCCAAGCTGCACCTGTAAATACCTACGTACAACCTGCCCGTAATGATCAAATTAGTAAGGCTTTAGATGCGGTAGGTGGAAACATTAGTAGAAAGAAAGCCAAAGATGAACGTAGTGAGTCAGAAGCTAACGCTACGTTATTCCAAGTACAAAAACTACAGGCTGTTGAAGCTGCATATGCCAACGGTGATTTAGGTTCGTGGAGCAAAACTAGCACTAATTTATCGCTTGCTAACGACCCTAAGTACGGGCCAATGTTACAAATTGCTTATAATCAAAAGGTAGGAACTGAGGCAGGTAAAGACATACAAGCTGAACTCTACAAATGGGACAGTGAAAACTCTGGTCTAAGGCTTAGTGACCCAGTAGCTTATGCCGCTGCATTAGACACTCAGACTCGTGAATTGCTCCAAGAAAGAATGGGGCCAGAGTCAGTAGACTCCGTAGGTTTTGCTTCAAGTATCCGCACCCAAGTAAGTGCTGCCCAAAGCCAGTTAAAAAGCCAGCAGTCCCAAGAGTATAGGATTTCACAAGCTAAAATACCTTTAGAAAACTATGTGGCTCAACTTGCGGGAGGTGTCAATGTAGCTCAACTATCAAGTAAAGATTTAACAGATGCAGAGCGTATGGTTTTAATTTCAGATTCCGTAGCTAACACACTAAAAGCTCAAGTAATCACTAAAACAATTGACCCTAGAGTCCTAAACGCAGCCACAACTGACTACTTAATTACACTAGCTACAGAAACTAAAAACCTAGACATACTTAAGATTGCTAAGAATATAAGCACTGGTAATGGTGGCTTTCTGTACGGAATACAAAGTGAAAAGAAAAAGCTAATGAACGCTCAAAAGCAATTAGCTGATCAATTATCAGGTGAAGAATATAAAGCGTATGCAGCAAAGCAGCGGGAAATGGCTGCTGCTAAAAGTGATTACCAAGAAGCGGCTTATCAGTATTACAACATTCACAATAATTTTGATGATTTCGAGGGGCCAGAAGGGTCTGGTGTAATTGGTGCTTATGATACAAATGTAATTCAAAAAAGGATTATTAATTTTAAGGAAAGTCCAATACTTACTCAAGGCGATTACGAAAACTACTACACACAATTCAGTTCTGTAGACGAACTAACAGGCGACAGGGCCAGAGAAATTCTTGAAAAAATGAATGTAGGTAGCCTAGCAGAATACCGTTTAGCAGAGGCGGCTATGAGTGATGTTTTAAGTAAGCGTGGCTCTGTGTACAGTGGTGACTCTTATAAAGCTGCTTCCAAAATTATTGACAAAGTATTTAAAGTAGACCCACAACTTAAAAGCAGTCTACTGTCTATTTCTGAGAAATCTCTTGATGAATACAATAGGTCAGTGGCTGACTTTAAGAAGCGAGTAACGTCATACATAGTAGATTCTAAGGTTCTTGACAAAGACCTTAAAGCAATTGGTGAAGAAACTTACGTAGGTACTTCTCTGCATCTTCTACCTTTGGACGTTAAGTATGAACTCTACAAAGAGGCTGCTAAAGATGCCCATACAGCTCACAAAACAAAAGTAGACGGCACTCAACAATCAGCCAATTCAGGTGTTCCACCACTTAATACCCCCATTCAAGTAAACGGTGCAACCGTTGTTGTTACATCAAAATAGGCGGCTAAATAATGACAATGTATACATATAACATAGACGGTGTAAACCACACCACTAGCAAGGAACTTAATAAGTCCGAGCTAGAAACTGTTGTAGGAAAGTATAGAAATGCTGGTGTACTTGACCCTAAAGCGCGTGAGCAAGAAGAACAATCTTATGCAATGAATGTTGCTAATCAGGGTTTATTAGCGGCTACTCGTAACATTTACAACCGAGAAAATGAGATAGCTTTTGAAGGTTCTAACGAAGAATTAGCAGACCAATACTACGAAAAGATGCGCCATATTGAGGGCAACTTCGGTACGTTAGGTATGCTAGTTGGAAATTTAAGCGGTGACTACTACTCAGAAGAAGAAAAAGCTGACATTGCAACTATGTGGCACAACTGGGAAACCACAGTACCTTTTTATAGTGATAAAGATCAGTTTTGGAAAGGTATAGGAGATTATGGCGAAGCTATGGGAACTGATCTTATCGGTACTTATTTACCACTTGCTGCTTCTATGGCTTCTTTAGGATTTGGCACTCCCGCTGCTATAGGTACTAGGGTAGCAGGGCAAGCGGCAGCAAAATCTGCGTTAAAATATCAAGTAGCTAAATACTTAGGGAAACACTTTACTGAAGGATTTAAACAAGGTGTACCTTGGGCACTAAGCCACAGCCTAGCAACACAGATTGCTAAAACTGACTTAGATATAATTGACGGTGTTTCTCTTAAACAGACTGTTTTAGATACTACTATAGGCAGTGTTGTAAACGGTTCGCTTGCAACAACCTTTGGAGGCATAAAGCTAACTGCTAACCAACTAGGCGGTGCGGTTGCAAAGCCAGTAGTTAATCCTGTTACAAAAGAAACTGCTAAAGCTACCCCACTTACACCTGAAGGTGCCGATCAGACATTAAAAGCTGCTGGTGAGTTCATGGATGGTATGGCAGACCCATCAATTAAAAACAAAGAGCGTGCAGAAAAAAGAGAAACATTCTTAGAATCTATTTCACTCGCTACCTTAGAGAACATTGAAAAGAACTCAGCTTCGGGTCAAAAAATAAGTCAACCAGAAGCGAGGGCAGCAGCCTTAGAACGTCTTTCAACATTAGGTTTAAAGGAGTGGACTCCTGAAGAAATACTAGGAAAACTTAGAGACTTACCTGAAACGCATGGAAACTTTTCTAGCTTTGCGGCTTTGGCTGTAGATGTTGAAACGTCCATGTACAACAACTTCGTTAAAGCATACAGGGAAGGTACTGACCCTATGAGAGCTTTTGAGTTATACAACGATTCTGTTGGAATAGCTTCAAGGTACTCAGGGGAAGCTGCAAGGGCACTTGCTTATCAAAAAGCTAGGTCACGTTTAAACCCTGACGAATTAGCCAATGTGTTAGATGAAATGGTTAATAACAACAATGCTACTGAAGCTGCCGCTGCTTTTGAAGCTTTGGCTAAAGCTAAATGGGGTTCTCAAAGAACTGCCGCACAAAGAGCTTTAGGTTCAGCAGAAACAGCAGCAGATGTTGTCAGTGAGTTACGTACCTATAACCTACTTTCTGCTGTATCAACTATGTCTATAAACACCTTCTCAGGTTATATGCACATGAATCAAAAGTGGGTGCAGAAATCACTAGGCGGTCTTATGGGCTTAGATGGTCGTGAGTTAAGTGAAGGTTTAGCACAAGGTATTAATGTACACAGAAACATTATGCAGACTATTCCTTTCATGGTTCGCGGATTTAATTCATCGAATGGTTATATAGACAGAACTAGATCGTCAGTGGAGCTTGGTGACAGGGGTAACAGTGTTGCCGTAGGAAACCGTGACTTTCAGATATTTGGAGACACTAAATCAATCGGTGGTGCCCCTAGTGACATAGCAAAGCAGCCTGACGAATCTTTAGGTATGTACGGTGCTAACATACTAGGCAATATATGGAGGGCTTTAGGCAAAAGAGGTATAGCGGGAACTGACGAATGGATTAAACACGCTCAGTTTAGAACCGAGCTACAAAACCAAGTTGTTCGTAATCTTCAAAAAAAAGAAGGTCTAGGTTTCATAGAAGCGTATGCCAAATCAGAAAGTATTGTAAACACCCTTACCAAAGAGCAGTTAGAACACTCTATTAATGGCTCTGTGTCGCGCAATCCTATGGTTATGAACGCACTTATAGATGCGCGTGAAGTTGCCTTTCAAAACGGTTTTAGGAAAGACATTGCAGGTGCTATTGGACAAGGCTTTAACAATATTGCTCAGACAGGAAAAATGGGAAAGTTCCAAGTTCCTGCATTTCTAAGCAAGCTTATCGGTAATGCTATTGCACCTTTCGTGCGTACACCATCAAACATTTTTAGCCATTTAGGTGAAATGACACCAGTGCTTCAAATGTTTAGCCAGACCATGAGAGAAACAATGGCAGCGGGTGGCCCTCGCGCTAGAGAAATGGAAAACAAAATCCTCTTTGGAAGTGTTGTGTGGGCTTCGGCAGCATCTTTTGCTGCTTTGAACATGGTTAGTAACTCAGGTTCAGGAAGCAGGGGACAACGTAATGTAGATTCAGCTATTGATGGAACTGGATACGCTATTGTTCTTGATGATGGTACTCGATACAACATACGAAAAGGCGACCCTTACGCTAAACCATTTTTGATAATGGCGCGTATGAAAGATGTTTTTGAATATGGTGACGAGCAGAAACAGACTGAGTTAATGACCTCTTTGGTTATAGCTACTGCTAAGTCTATGGCTGAAACTCCTACTCTTACAGGTATGAGCCAAATAGCCGACTTATTAGATGAAAGGTCAGCAGGTAACGCCCTTAAAAAGTTCGGTACAAACTACGCAACATCCTTTTTGCCCTATGTTCGTCTAATTAAAGAAGTTCTGGTCGATTCAGGAAACGATGTGTTAATACCCGAAGTATTAGATTTGTACGATGTGTTACAACAGCCTCATGCCTTTAATATAAACGGTAGGCCCGATAACGTAAAAAGGGATGCCATTTTTGGTACTCCTATAAAACGTAACTCTTATGCTTTCACACCTATGAGTGGCATTGAGGTTACTAAAACATCCAAAGACCCAATTCTTTTAGAGCTAAAGCGTCTACATATGGGCGTAGAAGCCCCACCACCAGTTCTTAATAAAGTTGATATGACTAAGTATAAGGTAGACACAAACTCTAACCAAAACGTCTATGACTTATACCAAGAGCTAGTAGGGACAGTAGTAAATAAAGAAACTGGTCAAAATCTTTACGAGGCTTTAGAAACTTTATTTACTGATAAAGAGTACCTAAGTAACTTTAATGATGATTTGCTAACTTACGGAATGAGAAGTCAAGGCCGTAAAGTAAAAGCTGTTAAAGAAGAATTGTCTAGTTATAGGCGAGTCTATGCTGTAGATGCTTTAAAAATGCGTCTAGGTTTAGACCACCCATTCATTATTGAGTTATCTAGGGTAGATGGTATCAATACGGCAGTGGGCGCAGGTGCTAGTAAAGAAACAGTAGAAAAGTTATTTAATCTAAATAAATAAGGCTAACAACAATGGCTAATAGCTATATCGAATACACTGCAAACGGGAGTACGACTACTTTTGCAGTTCCTTTTACGTACACGGTGGCATCCGAGGTTGCTGCCTTTGTCAATGGGGTTTCTACCTCTTTTACTTTTGCTTCGGCTAGTACAGTATCTATCTCACCTGCCCCTGCTAATGGACTTGTTGTTCGTCTTACACGGACTACAAACCTAACTACAAGGGCAGTGGATTTTAGTAACGGTGCTATCTTAACCGAAACTGATCTTGATTCCTCAAACATACAAGTCTTTCAAGCTTCTCAAGAAGCCATAGACACTGCCCAAGCTTCTATATTTAAAGTAGCAGACGGTAAGTTTGACGCACAAAGTCGTGTCATAAAGAACGTAGCTAACCCAGTATCAGCGCAAGATGCAGCAACTAAGAACTGGGCAGAGACAAGCATGACCTCCCAGTTAAATAATGCGACTACTCAGGCTACAGCAGCAAGTAACTCTGCTACAGCAGCAAGTAACTCTGCTACAGCATCGGGTAACTCTGCTACTGCGGCTGCTTCTTCTGCTTCTACAGCTAGTACACAAGCTAGCACCGCTACCACCAAAGCTGCTACGGCTACTACTCAAGCTGGCCTAGCAACTACAAACGGTGCAGCACAAGTGGCTCTTGCTACTACTCAAGCTGGACTTGCTACTACAAACGGTGCAGCGCAGGTTGCCCTAGCGACTACTCAAGCTGGCCTAGCGACTACTAGAGGTGCAGCGCAAGTTACTTTAGCAACTGCCCAAGTTACTTTAGCAACTGCCCAAACTGCCATATCAACAACCAAAGCTGGTCAAGCGGCTAGCTCTGCTACTGCTAGTGCTAACTC